CGAACAATGTTTTGAACGGATGGCAGTCGCCTTGGAGCGCATTGCCGCAGCGTGCGAGAACATCAAATCACCGCGTCCGATCTATCCGATGGGCGAAGGGCCGATTGTGCATATTCCGGGCGAGGTGCACGCACCTCAAGGGACCGTGGATGCGATCGCCCACGCGATGAATCAAGCGGCCGATCAGCGGGTCTATCCCGCTAAAACCTACGAGGAAGCCCAGAGCGCCTTGCTGAGCCTGATCTCGCGCAAGGGCCAGGTGGTGGCCAAAGACCTGCTCACGCGCTTTCACGTCAAGTACCTGAAGGATTTGTCCCCCGGCCAGTACGGCGCTTTGGTCTCTCAGGCGAACGAGCTGTGAGGCTCTTCCTCGAACCCCTGGACTACCCCCGCTGGAGTGCGTGTGCGGGTTCCTCCGCGCTCATTGAGAACGAGCCGCAAACGCCCGATGTCGTTCCTGATGTCGCCGCCGAACGTTTGGATTTAAGTCCCATCACCGGCGAGAAGGGTGCCCTCTTCTGGGCGCAAGTGTATATCGAGGCATCGACGCTCAAGGTCACGCCCGAGGATCGGATTGTTGCACTCGCCGCACTGCACAAGTACGAGTTGTTGACCGAATTCACGGATACCAACGTGGGAACGGTGGAAGAACTCTCGCAACTGTGGGAAACCGTCCGTACTCAGGCCGCCCTCGCGCTCGAATTACGCAATAATGTGGCCGCCCTCTCGCAGTTGACCCCCGGACCCTACTGCCGCACCTGCCCGTGTGCGTATCGGTGCCCCGCGCTTGAACGGGACATTCACGAGGAAGTCTTCGGCGAACTGCAACCCGTCGATGAGCACGAACCCACGATTATCGAGGCGAGAAGCCGCGTGGAGAGCCCCGAGGAACTCCCGGCGTACCTGGAGAGGGTCTACGCCAAATTGCCGCTCATCGAGCACTGGGTGCGCCAGATCAAGGCGCATCGGGCGCTCTTGAAGGGCAAAAATCCGAAACTCCCGAAGATCAAAAAGAGAAAGCGCCGCAAACTCAAGCGCGGATCAACTCCACCTTCAAGTGGTAAATCTCCTCCACTTGCTTGATCTTCAGCGCTGAGACCGGCGTCATAACCCCCTTGCAGTCCTCCACAGTCACCCGCTGGTATTGCCACACCACCAGGAAATCCGCCCGGTAGATGACACCGCCCGGTAATCGAAAGGGCGCTTGGCGAATGAACCAGGACACAGCCCCCGAGCCCTCGAGCGCCCGCAGCTGCGTATAGCGCTTGGCCTCGAGCTTGGAGTCAAACCGCTGTCCATCAAGGATCGTCGGGATGTTGCGGTACTTGCGCGGCTTCTGCGCAAGCTTGCGGTACTCTTCCGTGCTCATCCTCACAGCGCATGCTCCCGCGCCCATTCCATCGCGATCGCCTTCGCTCCTCGTAAGGTCTCGGTCTTGCCGAGCAAGGCAAAGGATCGCTGATGCGAAAACCAGACTTCGTAATATTTGATCATGCGGTAGATGCGAAAATAGCCACTCTCGTGGATTCCATCGACCGGTTTGCGCCAAATCATGGGGAGCAGGGCGGCGCTTTGCCGCGACTCTCGATCCCCGCCGCGCTCTTGTACTTGTGAACCGGAAAGCGATTGCCTGATCCCTCTTTGATCCGCGTGAGCGCACATCGCCGGCAGATGTGCTTCTCAATCCTAAACTCGCGGTACACCAAGCGCCAGGAATGCCGATCGGCCTTCGCCCGTGGCCCCAAATGGCTCTTCGGGTGATACCCCGCTTCCGTCCGTGGGTCGCTCATTTGCGCTTGCCATTGACCTTTTCGTAGACCACGGATCGCTTGAGCCCAAGCGCCGCGAGAATCTTCTTGCCGGGCGCCCTGCGTTTATGCAATACGTCCGAGAGATACTGAGCGCTGATCCCAAGCTGTTCCGCTACGTTGGATTGCGTATCGCTTTGCAGCAATCGCTGCAGTTCATCAATAGGTGTGCTCATGTTCGAGAACCCTATCACGAAATAGATACGCGGTAAAGCGGATTAGGTGTTGACATACGCAATTCAGCGGATTAATCTAGCCCCACTGAAACGGAGATCTCATGCGACACCTCAACATCGCTCAAGTCCACATCCCGCGCATCGATGTCGAATCGATCGCCTACGCCGTGCTCTTGGGTGCTGCGGTCATTTACCTTGTGCTGGTGGCCTCATGAGCGGTTGCCTGCTGCCGCTCGAGGATAACGAGCATGGAGCGATCTGTGGCGATGAGGGACGCTTCTGCCCTGCCTGCATGGCTCAGGCCACGCGCGAACACGAGTACTTGAAGCACGTGTCCAAGTACACCGTCATGCCGATCGACGAGGAGTACTATCAGGAACTGCGCGATGCGGGGCGGCTATGACCATTGTCCACCTCTTCCCGAGCGGTTCGATCATCCGTCAGCGCATCTATGGCTTGAGCGAGGCGCGCATCGAACTCGCGCATATCCTACGGGCCATGCGAAATATCGGGCTTTCGGTCACGCGCTTAGGTCACCAGGAATTCTCGATTTCGGGCACGCTCTTCGGCTCCCCCTATCAACGCATCGTGAGGATTGATTCATGAGTCTCTACTGGTGTCTGGGGTTTTACGCGGAGCGCAAGCGTAAGGCAGCGCTTCGGATCTCGAATCAGAACTTGCGCGCCCATAACGTCACCCCACTGTTCACCCTGGAGAACGATGATGAATGACCCCTTGAAACGCCCCTTGACTTCGGAGGGCTTGATGCGCGAGTTGCGCGACTTCGTGAGCGATCCGCGCACGACTCCAGTCGATTGCGTCAAAGCCCTCAATATGGCCTACGACCTGGGTTTGGCGGAAGGACGCATTGTCGGAGGTTCCACGATGGGCGATGCCCTGATGGCTGCGTACGATCGGGGAATGGCGACGATGAGGGGGAAATCCAATGGATGAGGCCGAGCAAGATGCCTTGGAGGAGGCTTGGGCACATCATGAACAGTTGGCCCGACAATTCCAAGAGGAAACCCGAGAACAGTATCCTCAATGGTTCGAGAGCCGAAAGGTCAGGGAGATCATTGATGAACGCACCCGTTAATCCGGCGCCTAAAGTCTATGCGGCCATCAGTAAGGTGATGGGCGATATCGGCCGTACCGGTATCAGCAAAGACCGCAAGAACACCCAGCAGGGCTATCAGTTCCGCGGCATTGACGATGTCTATAACGCGTTGTCGGGATTTCTCTCGGCCGCTGGCCTATGTGTGCTTCCGCGGGTCACCAAACGCGAGGTCACCGAACGGGCGAGCAAGAGCGGGGGTGTTCTCTTCTATGTCGTGCTTGATGTCGAGTACGATCTCGTCTGTGCTGAAGATGGCAGCAAGCACACCGTCGCCGTGTCCGGAGAAGCCATGGATTCGGGAGACAAGGCAACCAATAAAGCGATGTCCGCAGCGTTCAAATATGCCTGCATGCAGGTGTTCTGCATCCCGACCGAAGGCAATCCCGATGCGGATTCGGAAAGCCCGGAGCCCGCGCCGCGCAGCGATGCCAAAGGCGATCTTGGGAAGAATGTGCCAACCGATCGAGCGCGGCAAGTGGCCATGGAAATGCTGTCTATCATCGATAAACCCGCCGCCGACGGAGATCATGAGGAATTTAAGAAATCGTTGGCTGCCTTGGATTATCACGATCGGGTGCTCAACGTGGATGAAGATTTATATGTTGCGGTCGGCGAGCAGTTGTCCGCCAGCAAACGCAACGTGTGGAAAGCACTCATCTCGAAAGCACGGGCGGCGGAGAAAGCCGATCGTGCGGTCACCAACGCAGGGCGTAAGTTCTGATGACTGGCCAGGTCATTGACGAGGAGCGTATGGGTAACGCACTTTCATTTCTCGCCGAAACGGATGACTCCTACGCGCTTGCCAAGGCCGATATGCTGCGCGGTGAGATCCTGTCGAAGCGTGCTCGAGCACGCGTGTTTGTGACCGGCGAGGGCTCGGTGGAGGCGCGTAAGGCGGCGGCGGAGATCCATACGGAAGTCACTGCGGCCGATGACGAACTGATCCGCGCTACGGTGGAATTCGAGGCACTGAGGGCCAAGCGCCAGCGCGCGGAATTGGTCGTGGAAGTGTGGAGAAGCCTAGAGGCTTCTAGGCGCAAGGCTTAGGTAAGGGAAAATCATATGAGCATAGGTAAATTGATGACGCGCGGCTCGTACACGATGGGGGCGGGATATGTCCTCGAGCGTGACGGCATTCCGATATTGGTGCTCCATAGCCCCGCTTGGTTCGAGTTCAGCGATGAGCAAAAGCACAAATTGCGAGTCGATATCGTACTGGCACTCAACAGCCATGATCGGTTGGTTGACCTGACACAGTCTGCAAAGGAACCGAAGTGAACGAGTTAGCCAAATTCATCGCACGCCGGATATTCGAGAACGGTTCCAGCGGTTCCGGTATGACAGCAACTCGCATTGAGTTCAAGCACCGAGTATCGCCGGATAAAGAGATCGCGTTGGGCGGCTATACCGAAGGTCCGCTAACCGATGCGATTTTCCATGCCATCAGAGACTTCACTGCGCAAAAGTTAGGTGTCGGATGAGCACATTTCTATTCAATTTCAAGGCTCAGTTCGTTACGGCCGTCGAGAGCGGGACGAAGCTGCAGACTATCCGCCATCGCCGCAAAGACGGCCGACAGCCGCACCAGGGCGATATCGTGAAACTCTATACGGGCCTACGGACGCGCAAGGCAAGACTTCTTCGTGAGGCGTCGGTAGTGGACTGCTTCCCGCTGAATATCGACATGGTGGAGATGGCGACGCGCCGGATCATCAGCAATGGGGTCCGCCTCAACATCGGGGAAGGCAACGCGTTTGCCAGACTGGACGGCTTTGAAGACTCGCAGGACATGCTGCGCTGGTTCAAAAAGACCTACCCCGGCATGGGATGGTTCGAGGGATTCTGCGTGCGTTGGAGCACACGCTCTCCTACGCAAAACGAGGTATCCAAATGAGCGTCAAAGAGTTCGATGAGCACGGAGATCTTCTTTATCCACGCGACAGGGAAAAAGCTACATTCGTTCTCGCCTCTGACTACGACGCCCTCGCCACCGAACTGCAAGGCGTGAAGGACGAACTATACAGCGTCGATAAGGCAGCAAAACAGTTTGGAGAACGCATCGCGCAGCTCGAGGCGGCGCTGACCAAGTTCCTGGTTTGGAATGGCACAGACTATGACAGCGATGAGTTGCGCGACTACGCATTGACAGGGATCTGCGAGGAAGCGTACGCGCTGATACCTGCAAGTGCATCTGAAACGCCAGCGCAATCGCCTCCGGAGAACTGGTATTGCCCCAACTGCAGTTGCGATCTTTGCGGCGCCGTGCAGGGTCGGCTTGAGAGAACTGCTGCGGAAACGGCAGGAAAGCACCCGTTCACTGGAGACGGCGGCGAGCCTTGTGTGAAGTGCGGACGGTTATATGAAAATCATGCTTGATTGCTCGCCCGCCAAAATCATGGAGTACCGAGAGCGGTACGGCGAGGATTTCTGGCAGCTGCGCACACCGCTGACGAACTACGCGCGGGCGCCTGGCATTCCCTACGGCTTGGACAACGGCTGCTTCAAGAGCTTCGACCGTCCAGCATGGAACCGGCTACTTGAGCAGGCCGAGGAAGACGCTCCAGTGTTCGCATGCCTGCCGGATATCGTCGGAGACGCGCAGCGCACCGTTGAGCTATTCACCTACTTCAGGTCGTTCACGAACGGCATACCGCGCGCCCTGGTGCTTCAGGACGGCATTGAACACGCGACCATTCCCTGGGACGACCTGGCGGCCGTGTTCATCGGAGGAAGTGACGCCTTCAAGATATGCCCCATTGCGATCCGGGCTGCCAAGACGGCGAAGATGCTCGGCAAGTGGGTGCACGTCGGGCGCGTGAACACGGCCAAACGTGTGCGCAACTGGGTCGGTATTGCTGACTCAATTGACGGGAGCGGGATCAGCCGTTACGACCACATGCTCGAAGATGTGCTCGCGCAGATTAAAGGCGAATACCCGCAATACATGATGGAGTACAAGTACAACGCTGCCGACTATGTAGGCGCGGATACCCGTGAGGATTCCGTGAGGCAAGCGAGCGATACCCCGTTCGACGCCTACTCCGCTTCGAAAATCAAAGGAAATGCAAATGACAAGTAAGAATGGTCGAGTGAAGGTCCACGGCAAGCATAGTCGGCGTCTGCGGATCAAGATTTACCACGAGGCGCTGTACAACCAATATGAGGATTTCTGCCAGAAGGTAGATCCAGCGCTGTTAGTTCACGGACGTCTCACGTATGCGCAATGGCTTCACCCGCAGATGCGGGAGATCAGGACGCATTTCGCATGATCGGCTTCGCTAGTGACCGGGCAGGTGTCAAATGAAACCGTGCAAGCATCTTGACCACAGCGACAAGTACGCCAAGACATGCGAACTGAAGACGCTCACCGATTTCGAGATCCCGGTGAAATTCTGGCGTCGCAAGTTCGTCCCCTACGAGGGAGCGCCGGAGAATGTCCAGTTCTGCGGGGAGGGGCGCGGTCGCATCAACGGAATTTTCGATTGCTACAACCCCGGCGAGATGCCCTGTTACCAGGCGAGTGAGGATTTGGTATGCGTAAACAATCTGAAACAGAGGCGAAGTGAGAGAGCCTAGCCAGAATGGTGGATGGATCGCATTCACGATAATCCTGCTGATCGTCGGATGCTTTTTCTTTTTTCTTTGGGACAAATCTCGGATGTGCGAGGCGACGGGAGGCACCTATGTTAGGACGTTATTCTGGTACACATGCATCTGGCAGCGCTGACGACACAGACTCGAAGTCATGACCGAAGTTTGCCAGCACAAATGGGTCGATGAGTATTACGGCACGAAGTGTGTGCTGTGCGAAACGTTCTACCCGTTCGGCTGCGCACCGTGGGATGACGACGTGAAAGACGGGTTCGATTTCGGCGACGATTCCGAAGATCAGGACGAGTGGGACGACTACGAGGAGGACGGCCCGATGGACCTCGAGGACCAATTGGAGTGCGCGTTAGATCGCGCATTTCCTGTCGATGGAGAGGGTGTCAAATGAAAATCGTCAAGCGCATCGAATTTATGAAGTTGCCGCCAGAGACGGTGTATTGCGAGTACGAACCATGCGCGTTCGGCGAACTGCTAATCAAGGGCGATACTCTGTCCACCGGGAATGACTGGTTCTATCAAGATATTGTCAGTTCATTCGATGCGCAGGATTGTGGCGAATGGTCCGCCATGCTCTTCCGGTCTGCCGAGACTGGAGAATCCGTTCCAATGGACTTCGACTGTCAAAGCCGCGATGGGCGCTTTGATCCCGATGATCGGCTATACGCAGTCTGGGAGCCGCAGGACGTGCAGCATTTGATTAATAGGCTCAAGCGATGCGTGGGCGCTACTACCAGCGGAGAAGTGAATGGTTAAGCACGACCTATTTATTAGGGTCTGATGCCGCAGCCGATCAAGGCAAGCGCGGCTGATTCACGCACTCGGCGCACCAGCAGACGAGCAGGATGAGAAAGGCGGCGATGGAGAGCACTTGCAGCCACCATTGCCGCCTCTCAGGGCTCACACGCCATCCGGCTCGCCCTGCATCGCCACCCAGAAATCGGTCGTCGTAAAGGACGGTCCTAAGTCGAGTTCCCATCCCGCATTGATCGCGGTCAGAAAAACCGACGGTGGGATAAGCGGCGCCGTCACGGTTGTGCCATCGGCGAAGAGGAGCGGCTTGCCGGCATTGTCCACGGGATTGGCCTGCATGAAGTACTTGGTGATCGCCGCGACGTCGTGCACCGCGCTATTGGCTCCCCAGGACGGATTAGCGTTATTGGAGTTGAACGCTGTGGGTTGCAGGAAGAGTGCAATGGTGTGTCCGCCCGCCTGATGAAAGCTCGCCCCGCCCGACTGATCGATGAACACCGTGTAGGTATTGCCGCCGATCGTGACTTCGGTCGCATGCGCGCCGGCGCACGTGTAGGCATAGAAGGTCGTCGACCCGATCACCTGATCGGCGAGGCTCTGGATTAGCTGCACATCGATCATCGGCGGGAATTCGCTGCCCTGCGGGGTCGCCGAGGTGTGATAGTAAATATCGATCAGCGAGTCATACCGATTGCCTTTGCCATCTACGGTCCCATTGGCGGGCGGCGCGGCGAACGTCCAACCCACCTTAGCTTTGGTGAGTGCATTCACCTCAATCCCCATGCCGCACTTGGTGGTCCAGTCGTTCGTGCTGGTGCCATCGGTATTCTTGGTGGAGAGTGCGGCGAGCGCGCCCGACTCCATCCAGCCGCGGGTGATGTGCGCATAGCTCTGGATGGTCTCGGTATTGACCGTCTTGGTATTGGTCATACCCCAGCACTTCTCGGAATTGGCCCACGTGACCTGGCCCGGCAGATTGCCCCAGTTATCCGCCTGAACCACGTAGTTACCATATTGCTTGTAGTCGTAGATGCCGGAGCCCGTGGATTGATCGATCCAAGAGGTTGAGGTCATGGCGCAGGCCGGCGGTGGAGGGGGCGGAGGACCGACACCCGAGACGCCGAGGGCTGCGGCCAGCGCTTTGAGTGAGGCGGTATCCGCGCTCAAGGAGGCGACGATTTGGGCTGCCGTGGGAGGCGCCGGATCGTTATCCGCGGGCAGGGTAAAGGAGACGGAACCGGTTACAGTGGTCATGGGGGCCATCCAGTGGAGGGGGGATTGACGAGTGTGCCATTGATGATCTGAGGCAGCCAGAGATTTGCGAGTACGTAAGGGCCCATGAGACGGTCCACGAGTACCGGATCGCCCGCGTAGTGGTGCCAAAAGCCCTGCCAGTTCGCAAGGTTCTGAGTGAACCAGGGCATGTCATAGGCGAAGTGGACGAAAGTCAAGTCCATCATCCCCGCCCACCAGGTGACTCCGGTGGGGGTGGGACACCACTGAAACACCACGGGCGGCTCGTCCATCCACTGCAGAGTCTTGAGATTCTGGGGAGTCGGTAAACACAGCGGGACCGGCCCCGGCGTGTAGGTCTGTGCCTGAACTACACCGCTGAGCAAAAGACCGGCTAGCAGGACCTTCAAGACACGGTAATCGTGGCTCCTGAGACGCCCAAGGTCGGAGGCGTCAAGAGCACCACAATCTGCTCAAGGAGATCTATTTGCTCCTCGAGCAGCCGCTCAATCCGCCAGGCCGCTTTGCGCTCTTCGGTCCATCCCTGGTCGCGGACTTCTTGATCGTCGATTCTCACGGCGTGGTTATAACTACCGTGGCGCCAGAGACACCCAGGACTTCAGCCGGATACTTGACGGTCACCGGCGTGCCGATAATCGCACCGGTCGAATCGATATCCGTGAGGACCACTGAGCCCACGCCCGGAGCAACCGTCGCCGATACCGAATAAGGGGGCGTTTCCGTGCCGTTCAACGAAAACGTTTGAACCAGCGGGGGGGTCGCGCTATCAGTCACCACGACCGACGTTGACGCTTTGGTCACGCCGGCCGGAATGGGGGAGCCGGCGAACAAGGCTTGAATGAGGATAATCATGGGAAAGTCCTTTCAGTGTTCGAGATATTCGATGGCAATCTGCGCCCGCAGAATGTCGTGCTTGATGGCGTTAGCACAATGATCCTTCTCGATTCGATCGAGGAGGAAGTTCAGCACTATCGCCCAGCGAGGCGGCTTCGGTCGTTTCATCGCGAGCCCCACTTCCGCGCTTATGGTAACACTCGGATCTCTGAAACACAGTGCGCTAACGAACACATCAGCAGCCAGCAATACTTTTGCAACATAGTTCTTGTTGCTAAGCATCATTTAGGCCATGCATCGATGAGGGCGTTCAATTGGGCGGCATCGCGGGCGCAGGCTTCGAATACTTCTGAAGTAGCGCGTTCAATTGCTGAATCTTCGCGGGGCTGCGGGCCGGGGTCGATAACTGCTGCGGAATGGGTTCCGTTGGGGGGCACGGGACACTCTGAAGCACGGGCGTAGAGGAACACGCGCCGAGCGAGAGGAGCCACAATAGGGTCAAGGGGAGTCTGTTCATATTTTGCTAGAACCTCCTGTAATCGCTTCTGCTCGGTTTCCTGGGCTGCTCGCTCCGCCAATACCGCCTTCGCGGTATTCTCGGCCTGCGCGGCTAGGACTGCCTCCAGTTTCGATTTCGAGGACAGACTCCCGAAGTGATAGCCCCCAAGGACGAGGGCCAAGGCCGCCGCCGCAATACCACCCCATTTAAGATAGATGAATATCAAGGAGGTGGCGGCTTTTTGACCGTGCTCGCCCGATACGCGACCATCAGGCCCGCGCTGATCTGGATACCGCGGGCCACGATCGGGCCGTACGTCGGACCCAGAGCGGTCGCAACCAGATTGATCGTGGAACTATCGATGTACTCGAGCACTCCCACTCCCGCGATCAGATATCCCATGATCTTTTGGATGTGATTCGCGTACAGTCGTTGAATCCAGTTCATGAACTTACCTTTTGTTCGAAGGCTTTGCCTTCCGCCAATCCTGCCGCGTGCGCCGCTTCTCCGGTCGCCTTCACCAACGCGTCTTTCATGCTATTGGTGGCAATTTCTATTTTCTTGATATCGCCGGCCTGTACGTCGATCTTTCTGGCATTGCGCAGCGATGCCCATAAGGCAGCACCCGCCGTGACCATGGAGGCAAACGAGGTGAGGATCTGCGTAGTTTCAGTGATGGTCATCGAAAAGAAAGCCCCAAACTTCCACCGGCGAACATGTTCCAGATGAATAGCAGCGCGATCAGTCCCATGATGACGATAATCACCGTGCGGATGACGGGCGGCAGTGGCAGTTGCGTCATCCCCCAGTAGAGTAGCGCGAAAACGCACAGAATGATGAAAAGACCGATGAGTGTGTGAATCATGTGTGTTCCCCTTAAACCAATATCAGGGCGGATTCTGCTTCCCTACGGCGCAAGAGTCCCGCGATCACTTGGCCCTGCGAATGATCCCATTTCAATAACTCAGTCTTGACCGCCGCCCAATTTCCGGCATCGACATACTTGTGCAAGGTGCTATTGTGGTAGTTACCGATCCCTAGGTTGAAGACAAACGAGGTGAGCGCGTCTTCAGCTCCCGGTGCAAACGGACCTGGACTAGTCTGTATCAGTTCGTGATGTGCTTCGTCCAAGTCTTCCTCAAGCCATGCATCGGCCTGTTCCTGTGTGCAAGTGTCGCCCGGTTTGACCATGAACGTGTGTCCGTAACCGATGGTCCATATACCGCGCACATCTGGGTATGCGCCGAGTCTGCATCCTTCGAACTGCTTCACCAGATCAATGGCGCTCATTTGTCATCCCTCCGGTGATTGTGCGAGCGACTCTCGATGACCGTGATTCGGGTTTCGATACTGCGCAATCGATTCTCTAGTCGATCCGCCGCTTCGGCATAGCGGCCGATCACGAAGCGCAGCACCACGCCCCAAGTACCGGTTAGGAGCGCGATCACCCAACCGCTATGGCTCAAAGAATCGAGCAAGTTTTTAGGATCGTCACTCATAGCCTGCGAGCGCGTTGAGGGATGGTGGAGAAATCGTTCTCATTAGTACGGATTGTACACTGTCGTCCAATCGAAATTTCCGGTATCAACGACGTTATGCCAGGCGATGCCTGGAGTTCCTGACGAGGTGATGGTGGCGCCCGAGAGTGCGCCCGTGAATACCGTGGTCGCCGGGATAGTTCCGATGAGTTTCTTCATCATCACCAGTGTGCCGCTCGTAGTGGTGAGGAAAACGAAACTGTTCGCCCCGTTGGTGAACAGTTCCCCTGATATAGGAGTCCCCGTGAGCGCTGAATAATTGAACCGGTGAGACGGCACGCGCACGAACATTTGCGGCAAATTCGTATAGTCCTTGTGGACATAGTTACCGGTGACAGAACCTGAGATCGCCGAACCAAAGGTAGGCGTTTCCTGGAATATGATGCCAAGGACATTCGCACGCACCGGGCCACTGGTATCGCTGACGGGCGGCAGATTCACCATGCCGACGGTGTTGCCGCTGAAGATAATTTCCGCACCACCTGCATTGCCGCTTTGGAAGCCGATTGAGATACCAGCCAGCCACACGCCGCCTGTTGAGGCATAGCGCGCAGCAATGGTGTTGATGATGGGGTAATCCTGCGCGTAGTCGACGATGGAATTTCCAACTACCGTCGCATTGACCGCGCCCCCGATCGAGATACCACCCACGTGGGTCCCGCGGATCTGGTTTCCTATCACAGTGAGGTATTGGCTGTTGTCGGTGCTGATCCCCATGTCGCCCGACTGGGTGATGACGTTATTGCAAATAGCGAGCGAGTAGAAATTGAAGAAACCAGTGTCCGCGACCGGGGTATCGATGACATTGCCGATGATCATCGCGGTCGCATTACGGCCGACCGTGCTACACAGGCCGTGCAGTTGATAGCCGATGAACTGATTCGAGCTGATGTTGATGTCGCTGCAGTTGTAGCAGAAGGTTGCAGTGAGCCCGTAGAGTGCCCCAGACGCCACGGTCCATTTGGTGCATTCCAGTTGATTAGCCTTAATTGAGACCGAGCCCACACCCTCGCAAGTGATGATGGATTCGCCAATGCTGGTAAAGGTCTGCCCCTGGTTGTGTTCAAAAATCACCCGCTGAGCGTTGGTGATCTGAAATCCACGGTAGATGTTGAAGAATGCGCAGCCGAAGAAACGCATAGTTCCGGTGCCTGTCAACACTCCCAGGAAATAGCCACCCCAAGTGGAGGGTGATGCGCCGTCGTTATAGGTCCCAGGCGTTCCAGCAAACGCCTGGGACCATGCTTGGTCAAAGCCCACCCCAGTCGCGATGAAATCAAAGGCGCTTGAGAAGACGGGCGTAGTGGTCGGGCCGGCGTAAGGCCACGAGGACTGAGAGAGCGAGAGAATACAGCGGGTAGGATCGGTCCCGAACAGACTAACCGCGCCCGTGATGGTGGCTAAGCGCCCGTGAATAAATCGGCCCGGGGGAACGATCACTGGACGCTGGGCTGCGACCGAGACCAAAAAAGCGTTATTGATCGCGGTGGTGGTCGCTGCAATCGTACCTACTGATCCCGTGGGATCGCCGCCATAGCGTCTTAGATCAAGTTCAGGGAAGTAATAAATAGTCGGCGTGACGCCAGCCGCGAGTTCCGCCGCCGTCTGGGGGTAGAGAGCACTGCCGATCGTGGCCGCCGTGAGTAGCGTCTCGATCAGGGCGGCAGAGTTCGTGAAAATGGTTTGCCAGGCCGACCCGGTATATCGCACCCCCACAGGGCCCGTGGTTAATAGTTCCGCGCCATCTAAAGCCGCGCCGAGCGGATCAACGATCGCAATAGCGCCCGTTCCGGCAAAGTTCAAAGTCGACGCGGCGTTGTTGGCATTGACCGGCGTGAAAATGACGATCATCCCCACGCTCAAGGCAATCGCGGCGGCAGGGGTGGGCGTGAAGGTCGCTACCACATAGGCGTTTGCTGCACCGGTATCTACACCAGAAAACACCGAATGCGAGTACAGGTCGGTGAAATTGCTGTTGGCCTTGTTGAACGGGACCTGGCCTTTGTCCCCCGTCCCATCGAACGCGACCGACCCGACATTGACGACTTGTTGCATTATGGCACCGGCACCACGATACCCGGCTGATTGGTGACCGAGAATCCGGACACCGTGATCGTAATCAAGGTCTGCTGAGTGAACGTGGTTCCCGCCGCGACCGATTGAGAGATCGCGTACTGCGGATTGACGGTCGAGGACAACACGAAGGTCGGCACATCGATCAGAAATCCCGCCTGAAGCAGCGCCAGCTGCGCATCGTAGTAGAACTTCCCGACCACATTCGGGACGGTCAGAGTGGTGGGCCCCGGCATCGGCCCTTCACTGATGATAACCGGCACGTAGGAGCCGACTGGAGCGCTATTGACCAGCGGCGACCATCCGGTGATGACGAAGCCCACCGGTACCCCCGGATCATAGGCGGTCGTGATGGGGCCGATGTTGACGCCGAGCGCGGATGCCGCCGTAATCGCGGCCGCCAGGGTGGTCGGCTCGTAACCGTCCGCGGTCCATCCGTAAAACCCGTCCGCACTCCACTGATTGAAGCCGTCCGCACTCCACGCGGGATTCGTATTAAGCGGAGCCGTCGGCATCACGACACATCGAGGCCAATCACGTAGAGATCCGCCGTGCAGGCCGCGGTCGAGCCCGTGGTGAGCGACAGGATCAGCGTGTTGGTCAAGAGAGTGGTCCCCGCGAGCGCGGCGAGGGCCGCATTCACGATGATTCCGGAGGCTAGCGTCACCCACGACTGAGCCGCCGCAACCACCGCATTGCCGCCCTTGGCCGCCGTGTCATAAACACCGCCAGCACAAACCACGGACGCTGCACCGCTGCGCTGCCGCGCATAGATCCCAGTCACGATATACGCCGAGCCTGCGTACACCTTGGTCAGCACCTGATCGGTGGTCAGCTGAAAGTTGAGTGAACTGCCCTTGAAGAGCAGTTGTTGAATACTCGAGGCGGCAACCGGAGAGCCAGGGTTGAAGATGGGCATATCAAAGTCCCGTCGCGCTCATTGACACATCTGATACGGCGGCCGATCCGGCCCCACCTGCGGCCCAAAATCCTCTCACTCTGGCCGTAGAAACAGGATTCGGGAATTCGAACGTAGCTCCAGCCGGAACGACATAGGTGTAATTGGTGGCACTCGAGACACCCGCGCCGGACGGGTCAACTAGCAAATACAATTTTGCTGTCGTATCGTTGCTCACGATCAACATCACGCGATTCGCATTCACGGCGGCGAAGGCGGTATCAGTCGTTGCCGCATAAGCAATGTTGGTCGGCGCGTTGGGATAGGTCCCTACCGCGTTATTCACGAGGAGTTGATTGCGACCCACGTCCCCCAAAATGCTCGCATTGATCTGCAGGCCCGAGGACACGCCGCCATTGGAGATCAGTAGAAACGTGATGGGCAGGTTGTTGTTGACAGGGCCCGCAGCGCCCGAGGTGAACTGAGAGACCACATTCGCATCGGGATAGATCCCATCGAGCCCGGCGAATCCATAATCACCGCGAAACCTCAACCAGTATTTATGGGGCGAAAAATCCTGGCCGATCTGCATCGTTCCGCTGGTGAAGGCAGTCATGTCCGGCAACGACCCTACACGGGTGCCGCCCGCAAACGTGACGACCGATACTTTACCGGTCAGCGACACTTCCCAAAAAAAACCATCGGTCGCCGGAGCGGCAATCGTGGGCGTGCCGGGGACGGTGCCAAAGCCAAAGAGCGCGTAATTGTTCGCCGGAAATCCTGCCGTAATGGCGGCATTGCCGATATTGACGGTATTGAGCAGTTCCAGCTGCGAGGGGCTCTTGGGAAAGAACGTGCGGCGCGTCTGAAAGAGCGAATATCCGTTCGCCGTGGTACCGCTGACCAGATTCATCTGACCCGCCGTCCATGCCGGCGCCGTGCCACCGCCGCCCGAGGTCGAGAGCCACCGGTTCACGATATCCGGCGTCAAACTGAAATCCTCGTACCAGCTGGTCAGAGGATCTTGCGTGATGCGAAGCCGCCCCGTCGGGTCGAGTGTCGTTTGAGTCGGTGAAACGTAGGTCATGGCTTATTTGTCCGTTTTGGGAGGTCCCAAGCGCCGCTTGGTGCCGACCGGGAGCGGCATCGCGAGATCCATGGCGTAGTCGGGCAGTGGTCCGTCCGAGTGCGCATAGCCACCGCCCGGCTTGCACACCGGCGAGGAGTCGGGCCGGTAGTTGTGCAAGCCATACTCCTGCGAGGTGCAGGGGTGACCCGCGGCCTTCTCTGAAAGCGCGTCGACACGCTTCGGCCACGGCGCCTCGAAGGTCTGGGTCGCGAGCGGATCTTGGCGGTCTATCAGACCTTCAAAGGTATGGATCATGCGCACGCCGCGGCTGAAAATCTCTCGTTTCATCTTCATCGAAATCTCCTAGAGTGAATCCGGGTCGAATTCCGCGTCCTTATCCAGGATCGCGTGCTTGCATTTTTCCCAGTTGACGGCGCTGTTCACCACCTTCACCTGGACATCGATCGGCTGCCCTTCCATGTCTTTCAGCAGTTTCTTGATCGCAAGATCAATGGCTTTGTTGGGGGACTCTTCGCTCATTTCTGGGACCTATGCACGGTGGTTATGTCCGCTATACGCCAAAGCAGCCCCATTTTGCACCTAAGATCAGCCCCGTGTTGACCTTCAGGAGATTCCCATGTTGCGATTGATCGGTACCCTCATTCTCTGCAGCCAGTTGCAGGGCTGCTTTTTCTTCTTTCTGATCCCCGGCGCCGTCATCGATAAGACCGCCGATGCCGTCACTGGCGCGCGCGGCGAGAACTGCGTGGCACCCACCGTCAAAGTCGGCGATCAGATCCGCCTGGTCGATGGAACCACTCACACGGTCAAATCGATCTCCGGCACCTCGTACCGCTGCCAGACCGCCCGCTTTCCGATTCGTGCGGAACTCATCTGACATCACGCAACACCCAGTTGGACCATGGCCGCGGCAACTGCTGCCGCGCAGATCTGGTGGACCAGTACGGTCGGATGCAGCCCATCGTAGTAATACGAGGTATTGGCCGGCGTAGTGACGGGTGTATATCCGTACAGATTCACGAGCGCCGCCGCATTCATTCCCGCCGCTCCAGCGGCTTGGATCGCTGCATGGAGGATCGGGAGCAAAATGCTCGGATTCGATCCATTGGTCACGCTCGCGGCGAGTTCTGAGATCAGAATCGGTGTCCAGCCCGCGGCGGTGATCTGCGCGCACAGGGTTTGCAAATACCCGAGCGTCGCCGCGACCGTCGAGGAGTTGACATAAAAGTCATTAACGCCGATCAAGACCACGGCGTAGTTGAGTCCCGGCCCTTTCAGGGTCTGCAAGGCCTTGGCGACTCCGGTGACCGTCGGTACCAGGCCGTCGCCGATTTGAGCTTGGGTGGTCGAGCCTGAGATGGCGAGGTTGAGGCAGTTCCACCCACGCCCCAGATATCGAGGCAGAAGATCCGAGGTGCCGAAACCCGGAATCACCAGGTTATTGGTAAATCGACTGTCGCCGATGAGCGCGACTTGGTTCTGCACTTGCGGGTAGATATTGAAGCGGGCGTACGCCGCGCGGCGCATGGTCGCGGTCTGGGCCGCGGTAGGACCTGAATTGAAGATCGCGAGACCCGCGAGTTTCATCATCGCGTAGGGCGCAAAGGACGCGCCGCCATAGGTGAAGATCCAGCCGCCCGCAAGGGCAAGATTGGTGAACGCCGCAGCGGTCGCGACGCTTTCATTCACATTACACGTGGTCGTGGTGTTGGTGGTCGAGATCGTAAATACCGCGGGCTGCATCACCATCGCGACCGTCATGCTCGAACCGCCGCCGCTCCCCGCCGAGATCATGCCGAACTTGCTGCTGGGAGAGGCTGCCGAGCCGAAAATAGCAAAGTAATTGGTGCTGAGGAGGCCATCGCCGACCGTACACAGGCACGGGCCCGAGCCGTCCGAGCTCGCGGCGCCGACACCGACCGCAAACACCCCAAGATTTTGGTTGCTGGTCACCGTCATCGACTGCGGGAACTGCAGCGCGCGCCGGTCCGTCGTCGCATTGCCAGTACGCGTTGCGAGAATCACATACCGGCCCAGGGTCGGGTCCCAATCGACGTAGGGACACGTGCTGATTCCTAAGTACATGATCTCGGGTCCGGGATTGGTCGGCGATCCGGTCGAGAGGGTATAGGGGCCTGCGCCGCTCGCGATCGTAGTTCCGACGGTGATCCCGTTGCCAAAGACCAATTGACCAATGACCACCGTGCCCGACGTGACCGAATTCACGGTGAGCGTGGTTGAGGTGGTGACGGTGGCATTGACGACGACTGGAATACCGACGGCATTACCGAGCGTGGCATGAAACCCATTGCCGGTCTGATCGTAGAGTTTCAGGACCCGCACGACCGTATTCGCATCGGCCTGCGCGAGGATGCCGCCCAACGTGACATTGTCGAGTTCGCCGTTGGTCAAGATATTGACAGTCGAGATCTGCCAGACGCCGGCAATTTGCGCGGCCACATCGATCGCGGCGCCGGTAAATCCTTTCATCATCGCGACCGTGCCGCCCGCGAATTTGGTGAGGGTGGTTCCCATCACATCGACAGGGCCGCCGCCGACGGCGAGATAACTCTGTTGCCACGAAGCCGCATCCGCTGCGCAGTAGGCGGCGGTGTTATAGACCGAACCGTTGTACTGCCAGAGCGATGCGGTCGTATATCCAGCGGTCGCATTGTCCGTCACCGCCGGCAGGCGATTCGTGATCGAGGCGTTGGCGGGAGAGAGCACGAGACCTGCAGAATTACTCGACAAGCCCCCTCCGGGCGCCGGAGAGCCCACGGTCGGCGGCGTGCTCTGCCAGGTCGATCCGTTCGAGTAGAGTGTCCCTTTATCGACCGTGGCAACGGTAGTACCGACCGGGTACAGCGTGGCGGAGGGAAGATTCCCTGAGTTGTAATCGCCATCCACGCGGCCGGGAGATGCGAGGGCTTGATTTAAGTTCATTGGTCTTTCGCTCCCAAGATCGCGCCCACGGTCGCCGCTTTGGTGCCGCTGATGGGGGTATAGGCTCCGCCGCGCTTGAGGGCGCGGTTTTGCAGCGCTCGTAACACGGGCTGAGAATAGGCGAGAGGAGCGCCAGCAACACCCAAAGCCGCCAGGGGATGGCCGGCCGCGAGCCCTACGCCGCCCGTGACCGCCTCCATGGCGGCCAGTCGACCCGCCGTTCCCGAGTCCGGAATGGTATTACCCATCACCGCCTCAATGGCTTCGGTTTGCTTTTGGCCGTGCGCCGTGCCGCTCGCAAATCGCTGCTTGTCCTTCGAACGGTCCCGCGCCTCGATCGCCCGGAGTTTCTGCGCGGGGGTGTAGGTACCCTCATTTTTCTTAGAATACCGCGAGGCGCGCGACGCGGTCTTGAACTTGGCATATCCGCGGTCGACGCCCTCTTTCTCTAGGGCGTGCTGGGGGTTGACATGCTTCAACATCGAGGAGAAGTCCGATTGCACTTGGTCAAGCGCTTGAGCGACTTTGCGATCCTGATATCCCCCTCGGCGATGCAGATCCGCTTCGGTGCGCAGAGTTTCTTCGATTTCCTTGATGGTCTCGCCGGACGCTTTACCGGGACCCGTAAACTTCCCGATCACCTGATCGTCGATGATCTTATTGACGGTTCTCGCGGCACTCGGCTCGAGGCCCTGCGTTGCGAGCGTCTTGGTCTGCTGAAGCGATTGCCGCAAGGTCACGCCCGCCGGATTCGGTGCGTCCAAATCTCCCACCATCTTGCGATTGACACGATCGTAGGCGCGCTTCATCTCGGTTTCGGTGTGAAAGATCGCGTCCCGTCCCGTGCGGGTTTTGGGTAGTTCCTTGCCGCCTGCGTCTTTGATCGCTTCGTTCAGCTCCGCGCGATTCCACTGCTCCGTCGCCTTACCGCGGGCGCGCTTGATCGAATCGCCGACGAAGGGCGTACCAGCAATCCGCTCCTCTAAGCCCTGGCCGAATTTTCCTGCGCGCATCCCTGGAGTCGTCACGACACCCTTAGCGGCGAGGTCTCGGATGGTCGGCGAAACGGGTTTCGCGCCGACCAGTTCTTTGACTGCGGGTCCTGCCACATCCCCCAATACACCCGCCGCTTTCCCGGCCGCACCCCCGACCAGGGTGGAACCCGCCATCTCGCCCACCTTCTGCGGGGTCAGATCCTTGACGTACTGCACGCCCGCTTTCACGGTATCGATCGGATGGGCGACAGCACTCGCGCCCTTGCCCAATAAATCAATGATCTTCCCGCCGATTGCGCGGTTGGTGTCGAGCGGATGCGTGACCAAACCGGTGGCGGTATCCGCAAGGCCGGTGAGCGTCGATCCCGCACCCGAGAGCGCGCCTTTCCCCATGTCAATGATGTCCTGCACTGGACCGTGCTCGCTCGCACTGGCCGCCGCATTGGCTTCAGCAATCGGATCACGCTGCGGTGCAGCATCCGAGGTTTTTTCTGGGGAGGGGGACGCGTATTTACTCCACGGCCCCGCCGGCGCTGACGATTGATATTTGGTCCACGGACCGCTATCGGCCACTGACCGCCTCCCAGCTTTCGGGCTTGGACGGATCGCCGCCCTTGAAGCGATGGCCGTCCTCGATGGTGCCGACAGCGGGCGCTTTCACCGGGCTGCGCGGGACTTCGGCGTTCTGTCCTGGCTTGCGCCCCGTGATATCGCGCGCCATGTCTTCGCGCACCATCGCGGGCGAGGCCTTCGCCGCTTGCATCTCCTGCTCCATGATGTCGAGCACGCCGTTGAAGGATTTCTGATCGGTGAAGGTCGGGAGGTTCTTGATCGACTCCTCGCGGTCCGTCACTCCGGAGGCACCCGGAACCACCGCCCGCGTGTAGATATTGGCGAAACTGCGCGCAGCTTGCGCAAAGCGCAACAAATCCGGGTCAGATGTTCCACGCTCGGCGACTTGAATCAACTGGTTCAAGGAGGTGATCTTGCCTCGCGGTACCGCATCGCTTGCTTGGCGCAAAATGGGGAGGATGTTCTGCGCTTCGGTGACCGCCGAATCGATGTTGGCCTGACGCGTGCCCAGAGTCCGCTCGCCAGCCTTCACACCAAAGAAATTGGCATTGCGCGCGGCCTGATCGGCCCCCGTGGTGCCGCGGATCTGTGCGTTATCGGCCATCCGATTGCGCACCGCCTCCTTGTCCTGCTTGGAGAGCCCGACCAGCGCGCTGGTGTCGCCCGCTTCGGCCTGTTCGGCGAGCGTCGTGATGGCATCACCAGTCAAACCGCCGGCATTGGCCTTGGTCTGCTTGGTGAGCGCCGCCGAGAGACGCTCCACCTGGTTCTCATGGGTCGAATTCAGGCGCGTAATGGTCTGATCCATGGTTTCGACCCGCCGCCAAATGCCGTCAATCGACTTCTGTTCGGCTTCCATGCGCACATCGTCGCGCCCGTACTTCGCGGCAGCGAGTTTCACCTGAGTGAGCATGTCATTGATGGTGAGGCGCTTGTTTTGCAGGATATCGGTAAATTCCTTCTGCTCCGCGGCGCTTTTCGCCTGAGCCTCTTTGAACTTGGTCTGATAGTCCTGGTATTCCTTGGCCGCACGCTCGTGATTGCCCTCCACATAGCCTTCGAGTGCCCCATTGAGTGAGGCACCCGCCGCCTGCCAGTTGCCGCGCGAGGCAATGCCGCCGATCAGCGCCATGCCGATCAACCCCATCGAGAGTTTCTGGTACTCACCCGCATCGATCTCGGGTTTTGGCTTGTAGGTGGGTAGATCGGCCTTGGGCGGGGGTTTGACCTGATTCAGACTGTCGATGGCTTGCGAGACTTTGGCCTCTTGCGGCGCCAAGACCTTCTCGCGCTCGATGCCCGAGGCCTGGCGCTGCGTATCGAGCGCCGTCTGTCGCGCGGCAGCGGTTTGCCGATCGGCGGCGATATCCTTGACCAAGGGGTCGTCGGGCGAAACGCTCACGGCCCGCCGCCCGTCATGCCGTAGAGCTTGAGCGCCAGTTGCGCGGTCTGCGCGGCCTGCTGCTGCGCGCGCTCGGACTGCTGCAGTTGGATATTTCCGATGTTCGCGAGTAGCGAGTCGCCGCCCGAGAGTTCAGCCAGGGCATTCTGAACGTTCTGCTGCTGCGCTTGGGCATAGAGTTGCTGGCGCTGCACATTGGCGTTCTGGGTCATCTGAGCGATTTGCTGCTGCACGATGCCGCTGTTTTGATTGCCCTCGCCCGAATTCGCCGCCGCCTGCATCAGGCTTTGAGATTGCTGCTTGATCTGCTGATCGATGGTCGCATCGATGGAGGCTTTCTGGCTGGCCCATTGCGGCCCGGCCGTGCCTCCGGACTGCACGATGGGCAACGCCCCTTTAGTGAGCGCCGTTGCGTTCGCTGCGGCCGTCTGGGAGGTCGCCGGGAGCTTGGGCTTGGAGAAGGACTGCAAGCCGGAAATCCCCAGAGATCCCAAGGTCGCGAGATTGCGCGGGTTCGAGAGCCATTTCTCGATACCGCCTGTGGTACTGGACCCGCCCGACGCATCGGCGACGTTCATGGCGTTGAAGCCGGGGTTATCACCCGCCATCGAGGCATCAAACGACATGTCAGTCGAGGCGGGATCGATCCCCAATTGGCTCATCAGGTCGCCCGACATCGGTTGAAGGGACGGAGAGGTGTCGCTCGCTGAGAGGAAATTGGTCCCGGTGTTGAGGGTCTCGCCGGTATCGGTCACGCCTGGAGTCACATTGCTCGCGGTCAAGGTCGAGGTATCGGTGATCCCTTGGGGTGCGACATCCGAGACCGGCTGATTACCGGCGGCATTGGCGAGGCCCCCGAGTCCGAGGCCTGCGCCCGCTCCAGAGGCCAAATCGCCCAATGCGGACGCGCCGCCGCCCGCGTCGGCCGTCACCGTGAGCCCCGAGGCAAGATCGCCCGTGAGGCCAGTTCCGCTCGCCACTCCGGCGCCCGCCGCCGCATCTCCTGCCGCCGCACCGCCCGCTCCCGCGGCTAATCCGGCATCCCCCGCACCGGCCGCGCCCGCTCCCGCGGCTCCCGCATCGACGGCGGCACCTCCGGCGCCCGCCGCGCCGCCCGCTCCCGCGGCGGTCAGGGCCTCGCCCCCGATCAAGCCCGCGCCAATCACCTCGCCGGTCAGTTCCCCGGCGTTCAAGAGGAAATTGCCGAACGAGTTATCGACCTGGGAGGCCTGATAGTCGGAGATCTGCTGCGGCCCCACCTGATTCAAGGGGATACCGAGCGCGTTCGCCACGGTCTGATCGTACTGCCGCAACTGGTTGGGATCGTAGGTCGCCGCCTGATTCCCGCCCTGATTCGGGATCCGAGTATCCGTGTGGTCGGGATTGGCCATTTACATGAGCCCTAATTGCTGATATTCGAAATCGTGCATCGACTGATGGACAAACATCCAATCATCGAACTGCTGGCGCTGCGAGAAATCCACCACCGAGAGGTCCGGTGCGACGGTCGACGACTGCCCGAGCAGCCCATAGCTCTGAGTATGCATGTCGGCATGCAGTTTAAGCCAATCCTTCAGGGGGAGCGGCATTTCGGGGGGTGTCTTGCCGGAAGCCATGAGTTGCGTCCAGGCGATTTGGGCCTCCTCTCCCTCGAGCCCGAAGCTCGTCACCGGTACCAAAAACCGAGCGGTCAAGGCATTCGCGGTCTCTTCGTGCACGAACCGGTGCACCAGGAGGAAATTCTGCAATCCCGGTGCATCGTTCCATTGAATGGTGGAGAAAATGTCGATGTTCATGCGAGGAAGTTGTGTTCGGCCTTGCCGCGCAGCGCCAGCAAGCGAATTTTCGAGGCATTGGTCGGAGCCTGGGAGTTCGCGGTGAGCCCTAGGTACTGATTCCCGCCCTCATTCGCCGCCAACACATCCAACTGATAGCCCACTGGCGAGCCATTCAAGGGCACGGTGAGCGCGCCCGAGGAGGTCACTTCGGTGTCGACTTTGAGTGTCACTCCCGAACTCGCCCCGCCCGCCCAAGTCGCGGCCAAGGCGGCATTGATCGACTGTTTCTCGTAGAGCGGCGCGCCCGCGTCCCAGGTTTTGGTTTTGATGAGCCAGGGCATGAGGGCACTCGCACTGAACGCCCGATAGAGCGAGTTAGCCGCCCAACTGAAGAGCGTCTGAGTTCCTGAGACTGACACCGAAAACACCCCCTGCATCGCGAGTGCGACCCCCGGTGTGGTGATGAGCGAGGACACCCACCAGCGCCCGCGGAAGTAGAGCGCAAAGATGGAGCGCACGCCGGGCGAAGTTCCGGTGGGCCCGCCCGCCGTGAAGGTGTCGGTGAACACGAAGGACAGGCACGCGCACAGTTCCGAGTGCACCAGGACCGTCGCGCCGTACACCAGGGGGAACGCCCCATTGGTCGTAATAACGTTGATGAGATCGGAGATTTTCTGCGAGATCTTCTCCGGCGTTGCTCCCGAGAGCTGATAGAACCCCGAGGCGTGATAGAAAATGATCGCGCGGTAGTAGCCAAAGATCGAGGTAGGCGTCGACGTGCCTACCGCGGTGGTGATGTTGATCCGCGTGAAGAACGTCACCCCGCCCGTGACGGTCACGTTCGAGAGCGCATCGATCGAAGTATCGCCAAAGATGTAGAGGTAGTTGTTGGCCGCATAAAACGCGGTGATGTTGTTGTGCAAGTACGAATCGTTGATGAAGAACGAGCCGCCCACGCCGCCGAAGGAGTTGTATGAATTGATGTCCGTGAAATACCCGGTCCGGTTGAAGGCGATCCACACCCGGCCGGCGTAGGTCGCAATCGAGGTCCCGCCAATGACGCCACTCGAGGTCAGGTTGAACTGATCCTGAGCGACATTGGTCGAGATCAGGTCTTGATAGAACGGCGATCCGGTGTATCCGGTCCCGCGATTCAAGACGGTGATCGAGGAGGCAATGATCTTGACCGTAAAAGTGGCGGTGGAACCCGATCCGCCGCTCACGGTATTCCCCGTGGGTCCGGTCGCGACCAAGGTCGAGGTGAGAGGGCCCGGATAGGCCCCACCCGTCGCCAGTGAGATCCCGGTAATCGTCCCGCCGCCGCCGATGCTGCTGACAATGATCTGAGCGGGTGTGCTCGGGTTGCCATCGGTCAAGAGCAGCGAGTCACCCACCGCATAGCCCGTGCCGGCGGCATTGATCGCCACAGAATTGACTTTCCACGTCGTTTGAACCGTCGCTCCACTGCCGCCGCCGCCCGCGACCACGCCCGTGTTTTTGAGCTGCGTCCCGCCATTGATGATGTTCGAGAACACCAAGGTTGAATTCGCGAGCGCATTGTTTTGCGGGGTCAGGGTGTTCGGGGTGGTGACATTCCAATCCCAGTACCCGGTGGGGTCGATAATCAGGAGTCCCTGATTGCTGTACTGCGTCGCACTGGTCTGGCCCGAAGTGAGTCCCGTGATGATCTGAGTGGTCGCAAAACTCGTGAGATTCACGATCCATCCGTGACCCGAATTGCTCCACACCGCAAAGCCGTAGTCGGTGCCGAATGCATTGAAGGTCATGGTGTAACTGGGCGCGCCAGTCTCAGCGATCGTCGCGAGCGCCGCCGTGGGCCCGCCCACCGGGTAGGCAGCGCCCGAGCCCACCGGAATGACATTCTCACACCAGTAAAACTCATCATCGTTGATCGCTTCGCGCGCATCGATGAGGTTCATCCCCTGGAATTCCCGCAGGATAAATTCCGGGTTCTGACCGCCCGAGTTGTGCGAGCGGGCGGCCATCAGTTCTGGTAGATATCGCCGATGCGGCGCGTGTAGGAGGAGGAAACCTCGAGCAGGCGCGTGCGGTATTGCCCGCGAAAGCCCTCCGCCTCGCCGTAGCTCTGAGCGTTATTCTTGGCGAGATACGCCGCGTAGAACTTGATCGGGTCCTGATTGCGCGGCGGGATGGCATCCTGCGTGGTGGTATCTCCCGATGCAAACGGAGTCGGGAGAATGATCGAGTCAAATTCCACCGCGTAGCTCTGGTCCGGGGTGGGTCCTACGAAAATGCTCTGCTCCCCATAGACCGCCCAGCAAACCGGTTGGCGCTGGTACGCGGCGGCCGTATAGGGTCGGAACATCGCCGAAAAGAGGCTAAATGGCTGCCATTGGAGCGAATAACGCTGCGTTCCCCAGAGAACATGAACGCCCAAAATATCGTAGGTGTTCTGGTTGATGATGCCGACGGAGAGGGTCGCGCCGACCCCCGGCCCGCCGTCGGTCACCAAGGGAACAGGGGCACTCGAGTAGCCGCTACCGAAGTTCGAAAAGGAAACCGTGTTGACCGCACCGCCACTCTGCGACAACGTAGCGGCTACTCCACTGCCCCCGCCGCCCGAAAAACTCACCGCTGGCGAGGTGTACCCTGAGCCTCGGGTGAGGATCACTCCGCCCGTCACACTGCCAAATTGGTATTGCTCCACCCCGCCAGACACATACGATTGCTGCAACGACCGGAGGCATCCGGTATCCATGACCAGTTGTCGACGCGCTTCGTTGATGTAGCCGTCGATTTGCGGCAATGACCAGCGATTGGCATTCGGGTCATGCAGCAGATCCAGCACCTGAAATTCATAGGTACCGGGGGTGGTCGAGGGTCCGAGTGTCGTCACACAAGGGCGGACTCTTTGACGCCGGCCGCGAGTGCGGATTTCGGTGTCATCACCGCCTCCTCGAACACGAAGCGCGCGAGGCGTTGCACGCCCTCGGTGTCTTCGACGTAGTTTTTGACCTTCGGGTCGTACTTCATCGCCCAGCCCAAGCGAACCAGGGTATCGGTCTTGTCCAGGAGGTTGTACCCCAGCATGTGGGTCGCCGCGGCGGAGGGCGTCAAGACTCGCTCACCGGGCGGGAATACGTAGTCGATGCCATCGCAGCGATCGGCATGGGTGAAATCGTTCTTGTTGGTCACGTACACGCTATCCATGGTCGGTCAAACTCCTGGATGAGGGAAGGAACACCGATACGTGCCACGGGCGCAGCACGTATCGGAAGAGTCGCAGTCGATTAGAACGAGATGAGCTTGACGACGTCATTCTGGCCGCCCATCACCGGCGTCTGCACGGCAACCGTCGTGACGGTCCCGGCCGCGAGCTGGGTCCCCAGCGCAATCGTCGGGGCCGCCTGAAAGTTCACCCCGCCGAACGGACCCGGTAGGGTCGTGACGCCGGTGGTCGCCGCCACGCTCAAGGGCGGATAGATCGGGATGGACAGCGCCTTGTCGTAGAGCGGGTTCGTGTTGGCCGCGTTGCCCGCCACGATCCCGCCTTGCAGCACCGCATAGGCCGCGGTGTAGCCCACACCGGGGGTCGTGTTGGTGATGGACGTGATCGACCAGTTCATGATCGCGGTCACCGTGGGCGCCGGATTCGAGGAGCCGCCAAAGGTGAAGGTCGGAACCGCGCTCACCGCCGTGCCGTAGTAGGCGGGCCACATCGCGAGCAGCGAACCTGAACCCGTGCCAGCGCCCAAGCCCGCCGTGCCGGTATTCGCCGTCAGCCACCCAATCACCGCACCGCCGCCCGTGGTATCGCCCGGCTGCGGAACAATCGTGATGCCCGGCAGGCTTAATAGTCCCGCACCCTGGTTCGTCACGGTAATGGCATTGATGATGCCGCCCGAGATCGTGCAGACCGCGGTCGGCAGAATGTAGGGCTGCTGCCCCTGGTTCGAGGGGGGCGAGAAGACAATGATGGGCGGACGGGTGTAACCGCTGCCGCCGCTCGCGGTCACGCCGCCCGTGGAGGCGCCGAACGCGCCATTGACCCCGTAATTACCGTTGTACACCGTGCCGGAGAACGACAGGGTCGTATTGACGGCGCCGCCGACAATCGCATTCCAGAGACCACCGCCCGCCGAGGGGGTGATGGTGAAGATCGCATTGCCCGGGCTCGTGACGCCGCTTTGAATGGTGATCGCCGAGCCCTGGCCTTGGCCGAACTGCGAATAGCCATAAAACCCGTTGGTGCCGCCGGAGCCGGCCGCCGTGACCAGCGCGCCCACCGGGGTTCCCGTGGTGTTCGCGACGCGATAATTGACCCCGTCCGAGGAAATCGTGACCATCTGATTGGGCGCGACGTTGATGTCTTGCCAGTAATTCAAGGCCTGGTCGTACTGCTGCAAGTTGGTGTACTGACCCAACTGCAGACAGAACTGTCCGGTCACCGGGTTGTTGGTTGCGATCTGCGGCGCGAGCACCGAGCCAAAGCCGCCGACTACGCCCTGACCCACCGGGAGCATGAAGTACTCACCACCCGACAAGCCTATGGGGAGCATCGGAGGGTTGAAGGACTGACCCGAGATTTTGTTAAACGGCATGACTGATCCTTAGATCGCGACGAAGGTGAAGCCCGTGACCACCGTGGTGACTTTCGGCTTCGCCAGAACCAATTCGAGCAGACTCAAGACCGCGCCAATGTAGCCGATCTGGTTGTTGGAGAGCGTGGATTCGAAGCCCGTAAAGGCGAATGCGGCCCTTTCATGGATATAAAAAGCCAAATAGCCCGTGTTGAGGAGGTATAAAGTCCCCTCCGGTACGTACGGGTCCATGTACACGGGCACGCCTGACACCATGAGCGCACGGAACGCCGAACGAGCGCCCCAAGGCTCATCATCGAAGCCCTTCTCCGGGGTAATCACGTACGATTCGTTCGGCAGGTAATCGTTCTGCAGGGTCTGCCAGGTCGCCGGCCCCATGATCCCGAAGGAGGGCAGTTCGCCGCCGTATTTGAACGTGCCGGTGATGTACTGCGCGACCAATGCGCGGGTCGGATTGACGGAGCCCGCGGCATAACGCTTGGCCTTGAGCCACGGATTGACCGTGCGGGACTGGTTCCCGTAGAGCGTCGAGTTCGTTCCATCATCGACCGCGGCCGGAAGCCCGATGATCTGGTTCACATTCCCGACGTTGTTCAAGAGCGCGGTCGCGACCCCGTCGCAATAGACGTTACCGGCATCGTTCATGCGGGCGGCCAGGAGCGGAATGATCTCGTGCGCGTCCTGAATGAGGCCTTCGAATCCCAGGTACGGCACCGGGATCACCGCGCCCTTCAAATTGAATTCGAGATTCGTGACGGCGGGCTGCACCGCCGGCTGGTTGAAGGAGCCGTCGTAACCCACCCACTGCAGGTTCACGAACTGGGCGCCCTGAGCCGGGATCGTGACCGAACTCACGCCGCCCGAGGCCGGCTGCGAGTTCGCTATGAGCGCTGCGGTGAGCGGACTCGTGTTGTAGAGCTGAACGACGAGCTTTTTGACGAAGCCGCGCCGGACCACGTATTGCAGTTCACCCCCGAGGCTGTTGACACCACCCGAGGGGAATACACCTGTACCAAGAATCGGCATGACCGTTCAGTCCTTTCAGTTGAGCCTCGAGAGTCGCTACGGTCAACAGCGCATCTCGGCGTTTAAGAATCAGTTGAGCTTTGCGCCACCCAGGCCCGGCACCTTGCCGGACATGATTTCATTCCACGCCCCAAACGCTTCGTTGATCGCAATCTTATCGAGCGCCGCCCGATTGCCAATCCCCTTGCCCCAAATGTCCTTCTCGGGCATTTCGTAGGTGGGCGGCATATAAGTGGCCGGCGTCGGCGTCGCACTCTGCCGGCTCGCCTTGTACACCAGCGCCGCCCCTTCGTAGGAAGGAATCGGATCGGTGTCGCGGGTCATGAGTTTCTCGACCTCGAGCATGTCGTCCTTGGAGAGTTTGTGCCGCGCCATGATGTCGGCGCGGTTGGTCTCCAAACGGCGGCGGATTTCATCCTCTTGAATGCGGCGCTCGAGCTTCAAGCGCTCCTCGCGCTCGGTCGCGACCGCCGCCAAGACGGTATCCCGCGAGTCGATTTCGGGGATGGAAATCTTGGGATTCACCTTCTTGATCGCGCGCTGGATCATCTCGCGCGTCTCGGGATTGGCGGTAAGCGATTGGAGCAGCGAGTGGGAGGACTCGGTGGTCTTCGCGTGCGCCAAGAGTTCGTCTACCGTATAGTCCTCTAAAGACTTGGGCATGTGTCGCTCCTGACCCGATAAGTATTTTTTGACAAGCAGTAAGCATATCCCACACTTATGCCAAATACCTGAGCGACGTCCTTGCGACGCGCACCAAACATCGACATTTCGCGAATTCTTGCGACATCATCGTCGGACAACTTAACTCGACCGGCTCGTTCTCCATGTTGGATACGACCCTTAGACGAGCAATCTTGCATGTTGTCTGCTTGAGTCCCGAGGAATAGATGATTTGGGTTCACACAACACCGATTGTCGCACCGATGAAGAACCTTCATGCCATCCGGAATAGGCCCGACCAACAGCGTCCATGATATGCGGTGAGCCAGCATGGATTTCCTCGTACTGACCCAAAAACTTCCATACCCGTCTGTTTGCTTGGCAGCAAGCCAGTTCCAGCAATCGTCTTCATCGAGACGATGAACTTTATGCCAAAAGCGATTTTGTCGCTCTTGATCCATTAGTTCCGACCTCCACCCGGCTTACTGATCGTCAACGGATTCTTCTGCGCGAGGCGCGAGGGCTTGTCGAGTCCGCCGTGCTCCGCGTAGCGCGGCTGATTGATGATCTGGCCGTTTTCTTTCTGCGGATCGGTGGGCTTGCGCAGCCCGGCGGTAGAAGGTTCGAGGTATCGAGAGGCCATGGGATTTCCTTTAGGCGGCCGGCGCCGGTTGCTGTTTGGCTTGGGCCATCTGTTTCATGATCGCTTGCTGCACCTCGGTCCCGCCGCCCATCTGTGGCATGCGCTTGACCAGTTGCAGAATTTCCGCGGGGACGAGATCACTCGTATCTTTCTTGGCGACCATCGAGCCCAAGGTCTTCAACGCGGAGAGAATCTTGCCGCCCTCCGGCGATTCGGAGCCAAAGGCGGGCAGGGCCTCCTCCAGCATATTCACCGCAATATGGATATTGGTCTGCGCCGCGGCCTTGACGCCTTTTTTGTCCTGCGGCCCGGACAAGGGAGCGCCGCCCGGCGACTGGCCGCCCGCCGAACCGCCTTGCTGCGGGGGCTGAGCGGGGGTGGGGGCCGCCGGCATGGGCTGCGCGCCCTGCGCCGGGCCCTGACCCTGCATCGCCTTCTGCATGACCGCAGCGGGAACGCTCATACGCGCCGCGACTTGCGCTTGCGGCGGATCGCATCGCCCCGATGGCCGACCTCAGCCGCGACGCTGTTTCTTTCGCGCATAGCGACCTCCGCCGCCCCGCGTTCGGGCGGGCAAGGGCATCTCAAATGCCTCGCGCCGGCCGACTGCGTCGGGTCCGAGCGCCTTTGAACTTCGCGGGCCGTGCGGCCATATCCATTCTCCGTCGTTTCAATGGGGAGAGCTTACGCTCTCCCTCCCAATTACTTCCGCTTATGACGGCGCTTATGGCGAACCATGGTGCATCTCCTGTGTGAAGAGCGGCCACTTTTGGGAAGGAGCAGCCATACCTTCAGTCAATCTATCCACGAGAACTCTTCGAACGCGACTGCTTGCCGCGGGCCATCCGAACGCCAAACCGGCCCGAGGGCCCGTGATTGAAATTGCGCTTGTACGCGTGACCCGGTTGATGGCCGCCGGCGGGTGTTTTGGCGCGATCGATTTTCTCCTGACTCATCGCTTGCCCTTGTGCGGTGCTTGACCCGACTGTGCCATTTGCGCCTCCAACTTCTTCGCTTCCTGCTCGTGTTTCTCCAACACTTTGAGCCGTTCTTTCAAATCTTGCAAGTTCGGCGGATCAAAGAGGTCGAGCAACGTCTCCCGATCGATCGCATGGGCTTCGAGCAAGGTGATCGCATCATGCTTGCGATCCTCCACGAAAATCGGACTCGAGGAGTGTCCATCGACTTTCACCTCGTAATCCCTTGTAAACTGTTCCGCGGTAAAGGGCAAGGTTTGCCCCTCCAGGTGCGCGAAGAAGCGCTGCTCGGAATGATCTTGCGTCAAGCGCAACACCAACCCGGCGACTTCTTCCGCCGACTCCTCCGCCGCAATGGCCCGCTCCTTCGGGCGTGAGGAACCCAAGCGCGCCATCAAATCCGCCTGACCTCGCGAGCGTACCCCCGCCTCGCCCTTACCCTGCAGCACGTGTCCCAAGCCTGCCTGGTCATCGAACATCGAATCGATCTGACTCAATTCGGTGAAGATATTCTCCGGCATGTGCGGGGCGTGCACGTCAATTTTGGCGTTGGGGACGCTGGAGGAAAGCCGGCCGCCCGCTGCACCGTAGGCTAAGAACTTCTCCTCGCTGATCCCGACTCCGCCGATCATGGTCATGGGGGGATTGACCTGTTTGGTCAAGAGCGCCCGTATTTGATAGGTCCGATCGGTGCGCCAGTCCTGAAGCCAGGTCAAGCGCGCGACGAAGGAAGAGCCCCAAAAATAGTCGTACAGGTTAAATTCCGGGCGCACGGTCACGAACGGGGCAATCCCCTTGACGTGCCCCATCCAACGACTCGGGCGATCGTAGATCACCACATCGGGCGCGGCCCGAGTCACGACCTGATAGTCCTCCTGCTCATCATCCCACACGTACAAGTCGCACATGTCGATGAGATCGACCTCGACCTGCGGCGCATAGTCGTAGGTGGGGCCGCGGCCGGAGCCACCGATCCCGCCCTCGATCCCGGACATGCCGCCGGGAATGGCAATCGAGCCCGGAACGCCGCCGACCGGAGAACCCACCAGGAGCCGCGAGAGGCCGGTCGACATTTGCGGCAGCGAATCCGCGCCGCCGCGCCCGACGCGCCCTAAAATCGTGTCCTTGCGCGGATTGCCTTTGAGGTCATGGCCCAACTGGGTCTTGGTGATGGTGTAGTGATGCGTGAAGGCCTCTTGATCGGAGAGTTCGGTCAAATCCTCCCGCAGCACCCCGAATTGATGCGGCTCGACCAGATAACTGCGCGTCCGATTGCCCTTCCACAGAACTTTCAGGAGCGTAATTCCGAACACATGCGCCCAGCGCAGCGCCACGCCAAAGAGAATGTGGGTTTTCGAGACCCGCCATTGCTCGGTGACCTCGCGCGCGAGCGGCACGGCCTTCGCAATATCGTCGTGGGAGGCTTCGGTGCCTAACTGGAGCGAAAACCGCAGGGTATCGGGCGAATAAATGAACGACGCGAGTGTCTCGACCGTGGAACCTATCTTGTTATAGGGCGCGCCTTTAGCATCGGCCGAGCCAAAAAGGTAATAGTTGCGCAGGGTCTGATAGAAATTGAACCGATCCATGCGGGTCGCGGTGCACTGGCGGACCAGTTCCTCGTACAGCCGCGAGCGCTCGAGCATGTCTTTCGGGAGGATCACACCGTGAGACTTTGAGCCTGGGCTTTGGCTGCTGCGGTGGGCTCGGCCGTGACTTCACCCGCTTTCGGTAATCGGCGCCGCGTGATTCCGGCTTCGGTCGCCGCTTCCCGCAACCCGTTGTTGCGATCCAAGCGCACCTGACCCGAGCCATCGCGTTTATCGACGATCAAGGGCTTTTGCGCAAGGCCCGTGAGTTCGGCGAAGGAGCGGCCCATGACTTTTTTGCAACTATCGCCCCAGAGGAGTTCTTGTCCTAAGGGCGCGCGGCCGGCGAAGGAGGTATCTCCTTCCTTGGAACTCTTCCAATCGCTGATTTGGTACATATCGGCCGATTTTCGCATGCCGGCATCGAAGCGCTTGCGAAAATTGGTGCCGATCCCGACCGGGGTCAGGAACACCTGCGTCACCGCCTTCGATTCGCAGCCGAATTCGGGGCAGATCGCGTGACTGCCCTCGAACGTCCCGTGGAGCAGGCATTCAAATTCCTTGATGACGGCCATCTCAACGCTCCAGTTTCAGCCCCAGGGTTTTCGGATCAATGCGCATCGTCAGGACCCGCGTCGGGCCTTGCGCGCGCGGCGCGGATGCCAGCGGCGATGTCTCATGACGGCCGACGATACACCATTTACCGTGGACTTGCGCTTTGGTGAGCGCGCCCGAATCCCAGCCGTGGAAGAAGCGCGAGAGGTTGCGCTGCCAGGCGGCGGGCAACGGGGCTGCCACGGTCGCGGTCGGGCCGCGGGCGCGCCACAGGCGATGGTTGTGGCGCGGCAGGTCGGGAAAGCATTTGAGCAAGTTCGGCTGATCCAGTTGCAGATACCGGCAGATATCGGCATAGCGGAGCACCGCATTATGCGCATTGTCGGGCGGGAGCTCGGTTTTCAGATGCAGTTCGCCTTGCCGTACTTCGTGCAGGCGCCGCTCGATCTCGGCGACCGACATCACCTCGCTAGGTGAGTCCGCGGACACTGATTTTCTGCTGGGTCAAATAGCCGATCACGGATTTCTCGACCGCGCTGAATTGCTTTTTGGCTTCCGCCGGCCGGTTCTCGGCATCGTAGGTGCGGTGCATGGCCTGCATCTCGAGCATGATCCAGTCATTCCACGCCACCGTGGCGATCGCCAAGGCAATCACCCGGTCATCCTTCGCCCGACCCTCGCCGCCGATCTGGTCGCCGTTGCGGTGGATATTGCGAAACTGCTGCAAGCATAGCGGGGAATTCAACTCGATGATCTCGCGCTCGAAGTAAGACCGCAAGGTCGACATCATGCGGATTTTCTCGCGTGGATTGGTCTGCCACTGATAGGCGAAATTGCCGTGAATACTGTCTTGCTTCTTCCATAAATAGTCGCGGATGCGGCCGATCACATCAAAGGCGCCGGCGCGCGGATCGCCCGGCGCGAGACTCCCGGCTTGGCGTTTCAAGTTCAGGAGTTCGTTGAAGACCGCGGCGCCTGGCCCTTGCATCTCCAAATTGAGCATGCAGTCCCCGTACCAGCCGGCCATGTGCGCGATCGCCCAGGCGAACTGCTGATCGGTCCAGCTCGAGGTGCCGATCTCGGCGACCTGCACGATCTTATCCGCATAGCAGCGCAGCACGCACCCCGCAAATTCGTCCGCCCACTCACTCGATCCATACGCGGGATCGCAGCCCAAGGTGTAGGAGCCACCGCGGTCCGCCCCGCCTTTGGGCCGCACCGGCGTCTCCCAGATCGTGACCTCCGCATTCTCCTCCGTGGTCTCGACGAACTGGGTGTCCTCGAAATTGAGCCCAAAGATGTACCGGAAGTAGATCGCCTCCTGCTTGACCGCATGCTGATAGGCCAAATTCACCCGTTCAGCCGAGAAGAACTTGGATCCCGACAACTGAAACGCATATTCCTCGGTGGGCGGCATCTCCTGAAGGGCGAGCATTTCATCGCCCTTCATCTGCTCGGCGACGTACCAGCGCCACCAGGCGAGTTGGTTCGCATTGAGATTGACTTGATAGCGCTCGAATATTTCCCCGATCCACACCCGCTCCTCGCCGGTGGGCTCGCCATCCCAGTAGGTCTTGAACTCGGTCGAGTCCTCCGGCCAGGAATAGAGTTCGTTCCGCCACCAGCCGACGAATATAAATTTTTGGGTCTTCGATTTCTTCGCGACCTCGCAGGTCTGATAGAACATGTTGTAGCCGCGCGCGGTCGACTCATAGACATACAGGCGATTGGGGTTCTTTTGTGCGAGGGTATTGGTGAGCGATAAAAATCCCTCCTCATCGCCCCACGAAGAGCATTCGGTCGCGAGCAGGAAGTTCACATCCTTCGCGCGCCCCAAGCCGCCTTGCTTTTTGGTGCCGGCGACCATGTACATCGCGCGAGAGCGGTTCTTCAATAGCAACTGAGTTCGGTTATGTCGGCCGATCGGCGCCTTCAATCGGCGCGGCAAACTTTGAATATACTGATCGACGTACGATCGAAACAGTTCCCGGTTCTCATCGGTATCGGTCACCATCGCGCCTTTCAGGCCCGCATGCTTGAAGAGCCAATAGATGATGAGCGCGAGTAAGACCGTCGAGATCCCCAACTGCCGACCCTTCAAGATCACGAAGGTGTGAATCCCGCGCGCCAACCCCTCGGCGATCTCGGCAATCACATACCGCTGCGTGCCTAGAAACGTCAGGGGCATCTGACCGAACTCCTTCGAGTCGATCTTCAGGTTCTTGCAGAATTCCTCGAATCGTGCCGATGAGAACTCCCGGCGCTCGGCGTCGGTGAGCACCGGCCGGATGATGAGTTCACTCATAGTGAACGAGTTCGGTCGGCTTTCCGTCCACCCTCTCCGTCGATTCGACCTTGCGTGCGGTGTGTTCGATCAACCGGACCCGCAAGCCCAATAATTTAGCCAACTCATTCGCATCGACCAACGCATCCTCATTGCGACGCATCACTTGGAGAATACGACACGGGCCCGCCACAACTTCGACTTGTGAGAGCGTCTGACTGGGGAAACGCAGGATCGTGAGTTCAATGTGCATCAAGAAACTCTTGTGTGCTCGAACACATCCTGAATGCTCGAGGCCACAAACTTACCCACCGAACTCGCCCCCAACGCCGTCCGATACACCCCCTCCGGCACATCGTGATACACATACACGTGCCCGGACTTGTACTCCACCTCCAAGTCCCCCGTGCCCCCCGGTCCCTCCTCCCAGCCGATCGAGGCAATATTCGAAGAACTCACCACCCGCCGCTTCATAACCGCTCCGACTCGTACGCCCGATGACCGCGCCACCCCCAGATGAATCCAAAAATGAACATCACCGCCGATAGCACCAGCACTTCGATTCCGTTCATGCCACCCTCCAAATCCGCGACCACCCCGCCCGACCGTCCTTGCGTACCGTAAATCGACGCTCCGGACTTCCCTTGCGATAGTTCCCAATGTACCAGCGAATCAATACCGCATTGCGATTCAGTTGGATCGCTTGACCTACCTCTAATGCCGATAACGCATCAAACACACTGTCCCGTACCCGCGCAGTCCTATCACACGGAATCGGCGCCTCCACCCGGTTGATCTCTAACGGTGTCCACCGCTTGTTACCCATCCGCCGAATACTACTCCCGAACTCGCAGATTCAGAATATTTTTGGGGGAGGAAGCGTGGGGGTCACCCTCAGCGTCACCACAGGACCCAAGGAATTCCTTAGATTTCCCGCCTTATGTCACCCGATCCATTTGACATTCCAACTTAACTCACTATGTATTATGCGAAGTACAAGTCTAACTCCTTGACCTCCCACGCGTTACCTCAACCCAACTTGGGATCTCGTCAACGGATGTCGCATTTAGAACAGTTTGGACAGGATATGTCGCATATAAGACTTTACAAATCGTAGGCATGAATCCGCTTCCGCTAACCCGCCGCCCTGCATGAATCTGGCTCATGCAAAATGGCCCGCGCTCCGGGTCTTACAAGCTATACGTCCGATGTCCGTCTCGAGGACCAGTCGCCCACCGGATGGACGGTATCCATCATCCCTTTCGGGCAGTGGTTAGTTTTGTCGGACCTACTCCCTGGCCTGCAAGGGCTTGAGGGACGCTCGGAACCCCTCGATGCGCCTGTTTCACGCAATCGCAGGGTAAGTTCGCGGCAAGCGTCTATCACGCTCATCCCGTCCACTAGACGGTTAGCTTTGGTTTCTTGTGCGGCTGGCCCATTACGGCCTCTGACCTTTGACGCAGCACTGGCGCGTTGACTTGCGCCGAGGGGAGGGGTTGGGTTACAGTGCCAACCGTTGGTGGGTCACTGTACCTGGTTCTCCCGTTGCGGCGAACACAACGGTCGGATCAAACGCCTCCGGAAGGTCAACTCCGGGGGCGTTCTCATTTTTACACCCCTGTTTGGCGTCTTGCAAGCGCGGTCAGTGGGATTGATCGAGCCATCCGGACTTGAGCCCTAAGTTCACCTCGAGCGAGCGTGCGAGTTTCTCGCCAATCGTGCGGGAGGGATTCGGTCCCGCGCAGGCCACCAAGAACGCCGCCGACTGAGCGGTCCACTTGCCGAGCTCGGTCCAACCTCCCGCGCGAATCATGAGGGCGTGTAGATTCTCACGCCGCACCTTGAACACCGCTTCGACCGCTTTCTGCAGGGCGGTTCGATCTCGTTTCGTGAGCATTTGACACCTCGTACCAGATGCTACATCCTATCTCGCTATGGGCTTATCCTCAATCGAACAATGTTTTGAACGGATGGCAGTCGCCTTGGAGCGCATTGCCGCAGCGTGCGAGAACATCAAATCACCGCGTCCGATCTATCCGATGGGCGAAGGGCCGATTGTGCATATTCCGGGCGAGGTG